GGGCAAGGGAGGCGACGGGATCCCCTACGTCTCCCCGCCGACCAAGGTGCCGATCCGGGACAACAAGAAGATCACCTGCTGGCTCTACACCATCGGCGTCGACGCCGGCAAAGCGGCCATCATGGCCGGCCTGAAGGTGCAGGAGCCCGGCCCGAAATATTCCCATTTCAACCGGCACCCCGACGCCGGCTACGACCTCAACTACTTCAACGGCCTGCTCTCCGAGAAGCTGGTGCTCACCAGCACCCGGCGGGGCGACCGCTGGGCGTGGGAGAAGCTGCCCGGCCACAACCGCAACGAGGCTCTCGACTGCCGGGACTACGCCAACGCCGGCCTCAAGATCATCAACCCCGACATGGACGCCGTCGAGCGCCGCCTGCGCGGCCTCGAGGAACAGCCAAAACCGGCGCCGCAGCGACGGGCGCGCACCAAGCGCAGCAGCTCCAGCGCCTTCGACGACTGGTAAGGAGGACACGACCACATGAAAACACGCAAGACCATCGAGATCGAGCTCGCCGGCAAGCGGGAACGGCTCGAGCTCTACCTGAAGCGGGAGGCCGAAATGCTGAGCGGCGGCGTGCAGAGCTACGGCATCGGATCCCGCAACCTGTCCCGCTACAACACCGATCTCGCCGCCGTCCGGGCGGCCATCAAGGAGCTCGAGGACGACATCGCAGCCCTCGAGGCCCTGCTCAACGGGCAGCGCCCCCGCAAAGCCGTGGGCGTCGTCCCCCGTGACTGGTGAAAGAAGCCCCGAAAGGGGCTTTTTTCATAGGCTGACGCCGGGAGTTTTCGCTCCTTTTCTCCCGGCGCCGGCCATTTTT